ACAGATAGCTACAGCCAGAGTACAAGAGGCGAAGAAAAACGGACTAATAACAGACGAATTACTACAAGCTGAGGCAGACGCTAAACAGAGGGTAATAGAAGCGGATAATAACCTATTATTAACTGAACAAGAGAACGAAAGGACTAGAAGAGAGTTAAAACAGGATAGACTAGAGAGAGATTTAGATATATTAATAGATGGTTTCGATAAGCAGAAAACTATTAACGAGCGTATTATAGCCGACGAGGATAAAACACAAGAGGAGAGACGTAAGTTATTAGAGGAGACAGTAGCACTAGGAGAGGAGTCTTTTAATGCTCAGATTGAAATTATAGAGAATTTAAGCGGTAAAACTATAGACGCTAACGACTTAATTAACGAGTCGGACGCTGAGGTACTTAACCAAAAAATAAGAAGCCTAGAAACGTCGGAAATTATCGAAGGTAGAATACTAGAAATAATTAACGAGAAGAAATTAGCAGAGCAAGACTACGCAGAAGCTAAGAAAGCGTTAGACAAAGAGGTTACAGATACAGAGAGAAAGGAATTAGAGAAAAGAATAGACAATAACCAAAAGTACGGTAACGCTATCGGTTCGGCTATAGAATCTATAGGAGACGCTTACGGAGAAATGCTATTTAATACAGATGCTACGCAAGAGGAATTTTTAAAAAATACCTCATTAGCTTTATTAAGTGCAGTACAACAGACGGCTAATTTAATGATAGCTTCGGCTACAGCTCAGTCGTTAGCTCAGCCAGACTCCGTAGCAACTTTCGGAGCTTCTGGAGCTACTAGGGCAGTAATTTTAACTACAGCTATTAATACGGCTTTAGCTATCGCGAAAGCTGGCGTAAAAAATGCTAAATTTGAGAAAGGAGGTCTATTAGAGGGTGGAATGTTCGAGGGAGCAAGCCACGCTAACGGGGGAGTTAAGTTTAGCGCTGGAGGTAGAATTATGGAGGCAGAAGGCGGAGAGGCTATTATAAATAAGAGGTCTACGGCGATGTTTAAGCCTTTATTATCAGCTATTAATGTCTCTGGAGGTGGTAAAAAATTCGCTAACGGTGGTATATTAGGTTCTATAGGTGCTTTAACTTCTAGCTCTGTAGTTAATAATATTACAGCTCAGGCGGAGGTATCGGACGAGTTAGTTAATAAATTCGCTCAGGTAGTAAACTCTATTAAGGTTACCAACGTGGTAACAGACACAGAAACCAACATAAACCGAGTAAACAATATACAAAATGAAGCGAGTATATAATTTAGTAATGGACTTTTTAGTGGCTGTAGTGAATAAAAAGGCTGACATAGACACTATAGTAGAGAGGCGTACAATATGTAATACTTGCGAGTATAAAAAGGACGAGTACGCGCTAGGTTCTATAAAATTAAAAGGACTAAAACAATGTGGAGTATGTAAATGCCCTATTAAACTAAAAACGCAGTACTACTATAGCGACTGCCCTAAAAGTAAATGGTAGAATTTAAAGACAGAATAGAGGATATAAAGTACAACCTAGACAACTTAGGGAGCGACTTTATGCCCTCTCAGAAACACATAGCTAACTTATTCCAGATATATAAGGAGCTAAACCCTAGAGAAAACCCTTGTATGACTTGCAGAGGTGACAGAAAGAACGTAGTAAAATGGTTTAAACAAAAGTATAAGAAATGGCAGACAGACCTATAACTATGACGGTCGTACACGAATTTGTAGACAGACTAAAAGAAAACACAGACGTAAACAGCTTAGAGGATTTAATGGCGTATTGCATTAAAAACCAAATAATACCGACCAGTAAGCTACGTAATTATATGATAGTGCAAGATTATTTAGACTGGCAAGAGAGTAGAGTTAAATTCTGTATTCAGCACGAGGAGAAGTATAATTTATCAGATTCTCAGATAGACAAGATAATAACCCACTACCAGCGCAAACAAAGAGAGGAGACTTTTTTAAAATAGGATAATTTTTAGAGTCTACATATAAACCTATACTCCGTATAATTGTATTATGGAAAAGTGGTTTAACATACAAGCTAACGCGGGTACTATTAAAGTGGACGTAGTGGGAGAGATAGGAGGTTATGGAGTTACCGCTAGGGATTTTATAGCAGAGGTATCTAACCAAAAAGGTAAGGTTATCGAGGTTAATATGTCTAGTTACGGAGGCGACGTAAACGAGGCTTTTCAAATTTATGACTATCTAAAAGCATTTAACGGAGAGGTTAGAGTAAATATTACTGGCTTTACAGCTAGTGCTGGTACTCTTATTTCAATGGGAGCGGATGAGGTCGTAATTAGTTCTAATGCTCAATTCTTAATACATAATTCTTGGACTATCGCAATGGGTAACGCTGAGGAAATGAGAGCGAAAGCAGAGGAGCTAGATAAAGTAGATAACTCACAAGTTAGAATATATACAGCTAAGACGGGTCTAGGTGAATCTGAAATTAGAGAATTAATGGCGGAGGAGAAATGGCTAGACGCAGAGGAGGCTAAAGAGAAAGGTTTTGTAGATAGAGTAACGGATTACTCGGAAATATCGGCAGAGTCTTTAGAGGTAATTTACGCTAAAATAGAAGCTAATGAGTTACCTAAAGCGAATTTTAAATTAATTGACAAATCAGAAAAGATGGCAGACAAAACAATTTTAGAAGCTATTAACGCTAAGTTCGAGGAGCTTAAGGGAGAGTTTAACGCATTGTTCGGTACTAAAGAAGAGGACAAAGTGGAGACTATCGCTAAAGCAGATGCAGAGGCGTTATTAGAGACAGCTAAAGCTGAGTTAGAGACTGAATACAAGTACGAGCTTAGTGAAAAAGAGGACGAAATTAACGCTAAATCTGAGGAGTTAGTAACTGTTAAAGAGGAATTAGAGACAGTTAAAGCTAACTACACAGAGAAAGTAAAAGGTTTCGAGGCAAAAGTAGAGGAGCTAGAGGCAGAGATTGCTAAAGCTAAAGCTACTAAAGTAGAAACTCCAAAGACTGAGGAGGCTGGTAACGTAGAAACACCTAAGGCGGAAGTAGTAGAAGGTTTCGACTTATTAGCAGAGAGGTTAAAAAAGTAAATAATTAAAAAGGTTAAAAGTAAAATTTTAAGAAAATGGCAAATGTAATTACAAATAGTATTTCACATACTTACGGAGGACAAGAGATTTTATCCCCTATCTTTTACCAGCCACAAGAGAGCGGTATTAATCCATTTGACGAATACCAAGTTTTAGATAATGTTAAAACTTCGGCTAACGTATATATTCCATCTAAATTACAGAAGGTTTTAAGAGCCGATACTGGTTGCGGATTCTCTGCGGTTGGTTCTGTAGCGATGAACGACAGAACTGTAACACCTAAGAAGGTTAAGTTACAAGTAGAAATGTGTGAGTCTGAGTTTGACTCTACAGTATTCGCTGAGTTAAGAAAGTCTGGTAAAGACAGAAACGACTTAACTGGTACTATCTTAGACGAGATTATTAGAGGGATGGTAGTAAGATCTATGCAAGACGATATCCCAAAGTTAGCGTGGAATGGTAAAGACGGAGACGGAGACGCTTTCTATGGTATTGCTGACGGATTTTTCCAAGTAATCCTAGACTCTACAGCTTCTTTATCTAATATCTATACTATGTCTACTGTAGAAACTGCTGAGGCATTAAACTCTGACGGAGCTTTAACAGCTTTAAGAGCTATCTATGATAACCAAGCGAGCGCTTTAATGGCTATTCCAGACTCTGAAAAGAGATTTTATGTAGCTCCATCTGTTTATAATAACTTATTAGCTTCTTTAGAGAATACTGGTGCTAGCGCTGGAATCGAGAGAGTAATGAGAGGAGAGCAAATGGGATTAACTTTTAGAGGTATTCAGTTAGTAAAAGAGTACACTTGGCAAACAGCTTTAGCAGATACTTCTAACCCTCAAGACGGGGTAGTTTCTCCTAACGCTATCGTATTAACTATTCCAGATAATTTAGTTATCGGTTCTGACGTTTCTAACCCAGAGGCTGAGGTAGATTTCTGGTATGAGAAGAAGGACGAAAAGTACTACTTAAGTGCTAAGTTCTTGTTAGGTATGCAGATCGTACACCCTGAGCTTATCGCTTTCGGTTACTAATATCAAATTTAAAAAGGGGCGTTTCGGCGCTCCTTTATTTAATAAAGATTTAATTTTAAAGAAATGGCTTTAACAACAGGAATTAATTTAGGTTGTACTGACGAGAATAGGAGAGGAGGTATTAAAACTCTTTGGATTACAGAGAGAGATAATGTTACTGACTTTACGGCTGGTTCAGACCACGACTACACGGCTGTTACTTTAGACTCTACTAGTGTTAAGTTTTACAAGTTCGAGTTTGACTCGTTCACGGGAGACTTTAACGCAGAGGCGAGCGCTGAGAACGGTTCTAAAGTATTAGCTATCTCTGGGGACTTTAAAGTACCTAAGCAAGAGAAAGTAAAAGCGAAAGTTTTACAAGAGTTATTTAATACTTGTAAAGTAATCGTAGTAGCAGAGGACTATAACCAAAAGTTCTTTACTTATGGATTCGACGAATTTATGGAGTTATCGGGAGCTTTAACGGTTACTGTATCTAGTGCGTCTGGTAAAGGATTACAAGACGAGAACGGTTATACTATCGCCTTTACTGGGCAGATGGCAGAGTTACCGAGAGAGTTTACTGGAGATACTACGGACGCTACTAAGTTCGAGCAATAGTATATACAATAATTAAGGGAGGGGTTTACGCTCCTCCTTTTTTTAACCTAGAGATATGGCTAAGAGAAATACAAGACAGAAACCTAACACAAAAGTAAATAAGCCCAGAATTAAAGCGGGCGCTGTAGCAGACCCTATACAACCTAGAGAGACAGATAAAACTAAAGATTTTGTAGGGGATTGGGTACAGTACTTTAAGGACGATGCTAATATATTTCCTAACGACTTAGCTAAGAGAGCTAAAAGAGCCTCAGTACATAACTCTATTATCCAGAGTAAAGTTACTTTTACGTGCGGAGAGGGTTTGAGCTTTTTAAGAAACGGAGAGCCAGTAGATTTACAAAGAGACAACAGGCTAAACGATTGGGTAAAGAGCTGTAACGCTAAAGGAGAGTCTTTAGACGAGCTTTTCAAAAGATGTGCGACTGATTTTATTACATTCGGAGCTTTTAGTTTACAACAAGTAAAAGAGAGCGGTTATACGTTCTACTATCATCAAGACGCTTCAGAGGTTAGATTAGAGAAAGCTGGAGCAGATAATATAATTAATAATGCCTATGTGTCTCCTGACTGGACGACAATAGGGACTAGAGATAACGCAAGTATAGAAGAGGAAATACTTACTATTCCTATGTGGAGAGCGGAGGCTAACGACTCTGTAAGCGTTATTTACGAGAGAGAATACACACCAGAACATAGATACTATGGAGTACCTGACTATATAGGTGCTTTACACTGGATAGACATAAGTTATAAGATACCTACGTTTAACCTTACTAGATTTAAAAACGGTTTTATGCCTTCGGCTATTGTAGACTTAGTAGGTGAGCCTCCTGAGGGAATGACAGCGGAAGAGTACATTAACGACGTAGTATTACCAAAATATACAGACGAGGGGAATAACCATAAAATCTTATTTCAGATGGTAGACAGCCAAGAGAATAAGACTAATGTTACTTTGTTTGACGGAATAAAAGACGGGGATTTCACAGAGCTACAGATGTTAGCAGACCAGAACATAATAAGCGCCCACAGATGGCATCCACAATTAAGCGGAATACAGACGGCTGGTAAATTAGGAAGCTCTCAAGAAATTAGAAACGCCTTCGAGGTGGTTAACAGCACTGTAATTAGAGGTTATAAGTCTAAGTTAATACCAGTATTTAATAAAATGCTTAAAGAGGCTGGTTTCGGAGAGTACGAGATAGAGGTACATACTAAGCCTCCTGTTTC